CCTTGCCGGGGGCCCTTATGGCGTCTTTCTCTTTTACCCAAGGGCTTTTCTCTTTGCACGCGCAAAGAGAAAAGGGCGTAACGTCCCCCCGCTAAGTGCCGCCCTGTGCCCTGTGGAGCATGGCCGCCACTTCTTCTCTCGTCACAAAAGATTTGTAGCGCTTGTTTCCATTGCCATCGCCCTGGATAATCCCGTTCGACTCCGCCCAAGTCCGGTCCTCCGTGGACCAGGTGTCCGGCGCCAGCTTTGCCCGCCGGGCCAGCCATGTGTCCATCATGTCGTCAAACTGCTTTTGTGTCATGTTCTCCCCCTCCAATTCTTCTTTGAACGCCTTCCAGGCCCCTTTGTTTTCTACAAAGGGCGCCGGACAGTGTTTCCCTGTCACATCGTAGTGCCGGATGACATTCTCCGCCGGAACCTTGTAGCGCTGCATCAGCTTCCTTGTAAGGCTGATAGCATTTTCCACCGTCTTCGGTAAAAAGTAATAGCCTCCCTCTGCGTCCTTCCGGCTGCACAGCTCAATGCCCAGAGAATTGCCGTTGCGGCAGGCCGGGTGCTTGTAGTTTGCAGCCCCGCAGTGCCAGGCCGTGTCGCAGTCCTCTACCGACTGCTCCCAGCCATTTTCGTCCACAAAATAGTGGGCTGACGCAGACAGATTGGCATTGTTCCCAAAATAGTTGCAGTTGCCCTTGGCTGTATCTCCATCGTTGGCCGTGTAGTGAATCACGATGTACGAAATCGGCCCGGTCCTTCCTTTGCGGTAGTTTGTCCTGTGACATAGAATCATTTTCTCTCCCCCTCTCTGCTGGCCTGTGTGCCAAAATAAAAGGAAATGATGACTGTGAATACCGTCAGAAATTCCTGGCCGGAAACTCCCTCTGTAAGCGTCAGAACGGCAAACACGACCGTTAGGACCAATGTCACAAGGCTTTTCACCGTCAATAACTTTGATAGTCTCTCTTTCATTTGTATGTACTCCTTATCGTCCTTGCAAAGTCCGCTTCATTTCCGCCTCCTCAATATACTTAGCCAGCAAAATATGCCTCGTAATTTTCGCCGCCCAAGTCTGCCAGAAATCTCTTAAACTCCATAGCCTCCTTGCCCCAGTCTTCAAAGCCCTGCTCCCGGGCCAGAATGGAGATTGCCGTGTCAATGTCCACGTTCTTCTGCTTGCTGATTGCTGCCAGCTCGCCTCTTTTTTCATGGAATCGGTTGTTTTTTAATTCTTTCATGTTCATTCTCCTTTTTCCAAATCATCCAGCCGGTGGTTTGCCACCTTCACTTTTTCTTCCAAAACAGTCTCCCGCTCTTCCAGCTTGTAAGTCCGCTCTACCACCTGGTTGTGCTTGTCCACCCGCCGTTCCAGCTCCTCCAGCCGGTAGGCAATGAGCGCCGCACTCTTCCGGTTGGCAAAGTACGCTCCCAAAAGCGTCCCCGCCAAACTCAACACCGCCACAAGAATCGTCTCTGTCACCGCTCTTCCCGCCTTACCTGTACACCTGCCCGGTCAGCTGCTCGTACTGCTCCTTTGTGATAACGCCCTTTTGGACCGCCATCTTGACCATGGGGAGGCTCCAAAGCCCGGCCTCAAAATAGTACTTGATTCTCTCAAAGCTCATTGCGCTGCCTCCTCATCCGGTAATGTCATCATGTTCTGGTACTCCATGCTGGCTGCAATGCTGGCCAGGCTCGCCGCCGTCAGCTCTTCATTGCTGACGCCTTCCTTGGGCGCATTCTGGGCGTCTTCAAAGGCTTCTATCACCGCCAGCTTGTCCTGGTCGGTTTTGCAGGCGGAAAAGTCCGCCCCCTGGGCCTCGTACATCTGCACCATCTGGCCCAGGGTACCAAAGAATGCGCCGTTAATTTCCCCCGCCGCACAGACCACGGTGATAGACTCCAGCCCTGCCACCGGATAACGGTCTATCCACTGCTGGGCCGTCAGCACCTCGCCAATGGGCGTAATGATTGGGTCTTGCTTGTTCCAAATCGCATATCTGCTCATGTTTTATTCCTCCCATTTCTTCAGTTGTCTCATGCCATAAATGCGTCTACTGTTTCGTTAGCTCCAGCGCTATATCCGCCTGCAAACAAAGCGTATTGCCCCACTGTCGCAGCCGCCGGTCTTTCCCTCGCCGAGTTCAGATTGAAGGTAGCGCATCTCGTCAGAGAGCCATCGAAAACATCTGTTATTGTACTGCGTGTTGCAGAAGCATTGCTCCCTCCGGCAAACAGAGCAAACCCCCCAATGCTGATGCCCGCCAATCTGTATCGCGCCGCACTCAAATTTGCTGGTGTGGTGCGAGTCAACGATTGGTTGTAGGCATCTACGCTGGCCTGTGCCGTATTATTGCCCCAATTTTGGCCTCCCGCGAAGAGTACATAATTCTCAATGCCTGTCCCCGCCAGATTCGCTCTTGTTGTACTCAGACTTGTTGCCACACTTCTGGTTAGAGACCCATTGTAGGCGTCAACCGTATCGTATCCTTTATTGCTGTTGTCATTACCCCCTGCAAATAAGCAATAGCTACCTACACTAGCTCCGGCCAGACTGTGGCGAGCGATGCTTAAACTCGTGCATGTGGTGTGGGCAAGAGATGTACTATAAGCATCTACCGCTTTAGATGTGTTTCCGTAGGTGCCCCCGGCAAACAGGCAGTAATTACCCACACTGGCCCCAGCCAGCATTTTACGCGAATCGCTTAGCTTTGTCGGTCTGCTGCGGGTTAAAGATTGGCTATAGGCATCTACTTCGGTAGACGTATTGTCTCCCTCGTCTCCGCCTGCAAATAGACAATAATTACCAACCATTGCTCCTGCCAGGTCATCGCGAGCCGTATACAGGCCGGTTGGTGTTGTAAGGGTCAAATTTTTATCATAGGCATCTACAGCAACTCTATAGGAGTTGGTATATCCCCCTGCAAACAAACAGTAGTTTCCTACACTAGCTCCGGCCAGACTGTAGCGAGCCGAACTCAAGCCCTGTACTTTTCCAAAGTAGACAATCTCTCGTTCTGTCCAGCAGGGCCTCGCCACCCCGCCCACGCCAATGTAGGCCTTTTTGATTTTGTGGGCAACACCATCTACCCCGACATAGCCCTTTTTAATCTTCCTTGCTATGTTGCCTACGCCGATATAAGCTCCTTTAGCCATATCTGCACACCTCACTCGTAGACAAAGTAGAGTTTGCCGGTTTCAAGAGAAGAAGTCCCTGCCGTCAAATCTGCCGTACCATAGCTGTAAGCCGGTGCAACGTCCAGGCCCGCCAGGACCGCCTCCACATTGGGCGTGTCCGCCACCCCATACTGGGCGGCCAGCTCTGCTGAGATTGGTGTGTTTGCGGCGGTTATCTCCAGATTCGTCCTGGCAGCTTTCGCAGTCGTCGCCCCTGTGCCACCGCTTGCAATCGGCACTGTGCCCAACAAATCTGTCGCATTTGGTTGTGTCTGCCCCAACGCGACCCAGTTTGTGCCATTATATTGGAGCAAAATTGGTCTTCCGCTGCGAAGCCAGCTTGCCAACATAGCTTGTGACGAACCTACTGTTTGGCTGGAGATATAGCGCCGAATCACTTTTGCGCCCAGTCCATTGACATCTAGGGTCGGCGTTGTTGACGTGCTGATTGTATGGGGAATAATGGTAATCATAAGGCCATTGTACAGCTCCGTAATACCTGGCACCTGAGCCGTATACGCCTCGCCAGTTCCTTCCGTGGTGACGATAGGCGGCTGTGTGGAGGCAATTGAGAGCTGCGAGCCGGGCACTTTCCCATCTTCCCCCAGGGTTGCTACACCGGAAGCTGCGCCCTTCTGGCTATTGGGTACATAGTCCAGCGCCGGAAGCTGTGCGCCCAACACTTTGCCGTCTTCCCCCAGGTCCGCCTTTTCTTCCAAGGCCGCCCGAAGGTCTGCATGGGCCTGCCCGTTTTCATTGTGGGCCGCCACAGCCGATGCCGCCGTCCCCTGGGGGTCGGCCCCGACCATTGCTGCATCATAGTCCCCCATTTGGGCCGTCACAGCGCCGAACCTTCCCTGAAAGCTCGTCACACCGCCGCCAGCCGCCGCCTGGGCGTTTTCACACCAGTATTTTGCGTTGTTGGTGTCCTCGCCTTCCCGGGTCCCGGTGCCGCCTACCGCCCAGCTTTTTGCCTCTTTGCTGCCGGACTCCAACGCTTGCGCAGACTGCGCGGCCTGCGCGGCGCTGGCCGCCGCTCCTTCCCGGGCTGCTTCAGCCCCCGTCTTGGCAGTTTCCGCTCCCACTTGGGCTGACTGGGCCGCAGATTTGGCACTTTCCGCCTCCAACTGGGCCGACACAGCTGCCGTTTTGGCATTTTCTGCCGCCGTCTGAGCTGCCGTGGCTCCAGCTTTTGCCGCCTCGGCTCCAGTTTGGGCCGCTTCTGCTGCATCCTGCGCCGTCTCCGCTCTGACTTGAGCCGCCTGGGTCCCAGCCTGGGCAACTTCCGCTGCGGTTTTGGCGCCCTGGGCCGCCTGGGCACTTTCCGCCGCCGCCTGCGCACTCTGGTCTGCCGTCTGCGCACTAGTTTGAGCCTCTTCCGCACTCGCCGCAGAAGCCTGTTCCGACTGTTTTGCCTCCTGCGCACTGTGAACGGCCTGCTGAATTGTACCCTTGATGGTATCAATCTCTACCTGTAGTTGCTCGGCCTGGGTCGGAGTCGGGTCCGCGGGCTGTCCTGCATCCAGGCAAATTGGCGCTGCATCGACCCAAAGAGCTGTCTCCAGGGACCGCTGCCGCTTCCCTTCTATATAGCCATCGACAATGAAGGTAAGCTCTCCCGCCTCCTTCAGCGGCTCGCCGGGAATGGGAAAGACATAAATGCGGGTGCTCTTTGTGGCGTCTTCCAAAAGGTCCGTTGTCAAAACGCGCTTGACCGGGTCTTCCATCAGTGCATTCCAAAAGGTCACTGTTTTTGCATACTCGTCCCAACTGGGGTCAAATTCAATGCGCAGACTTTTGGCATTGGCCTCATGCTGGACCCCCGCGTGCTTACAGTCCTTTGTCAAATAACTGCCGTTTATTTTTACTTCAATGATTCCGTCCATTTTTTCGCCTCACTTTGTATCACCCATTGTGCCAAGAAGAAAACCGTGGCCCTTCGTAAAGCCTGTATGTTGTCGACTTTCTTATAAAAAGAGGGACGGACAGCGCTTTGGCCATTCGTCCCTGTGCCGTGTCACAGAGTATCAAACTCAATCTCGCGGTAAAGATTCACTTAAAGGTCGGCAATATGCGCCGGCTGCATGGACTTTTCAATGAGCTTGGTAGTCTCATAGTCCTGCATCTCGCTTTGGTCCAGAAGCTGGGCAAACTTCCTTTTGATTTTGACCCGCTCCCCACGTTTGATGTAGCAGTTTTCATCTCCGACTGCTACGTACACATCGTCGGCATATTTGCCGCTGCCCTTAAATAGCTTCACTTCCACATATTCATTCCAGTAGTCCTCACGCTTCTTGCGCAGCTCTTTTTCTTCCTGGCTCATCTCTCCCTTGGCAATAGTCTGGGCCTGCCGCACAATGCGCTCAGCCTGCTCCTGGGCTTCTTGGAGCATCTTCTCAATCTGCTTTTGCACAGTTTCAATATCCACAGGTTCAATTTTGGTCTCTTTCTTCTCTGCCATATCGTCACTCTCCATCTCATTTTTCTCCGCCTCAGGGTAGGGCAGAAAAGTCTGCCCTACCCCGACATGGGCCCGTTAGTTATTCGTCGTCGGATTGCTGGTAGAAGTAGATTCAATACGGACCATGAACTGCTCTACCAAACGCTCTGCTACCTTGGTGCCCTTCCAGCCTACCGAAGCCCGCTGGTTCAGTGCATCAGCCGTACCGGCCGAGCCAAGCTGCTTGACAATGTGCTCCAGGCCGCCGCCCTCGATTTCCGTGACGCCGTAGGCATTGTCGCCCAGTACCAAAGTGGCATAGACCGCCCGCTGGGAGGCAGTCGCCGTGCCGGAGGATTTGTCCTTAGCTGCTTTGGCCCAAATCTTGGCCTCTGTGGTCTCCACAAAGCGGACGCCGGCAATTTTGCCAATTTCCCCTTCGTACCAGTCAGCCGGGTCGCAGTAGGTCCGCACATCCTTCCATTCCGGGTCGTTCATCAGGTCATAGGAGACGTCCGGGTGGATGATTGCTACAAAACTGTCTCCAATTTTGTCCGCGTTCTGATTCTTCAGCATCCGCACTGCCTTTTTGATGTCGTCCACACTCAAATAGCAGTTGTCAGCCGCCGTGGCGCTGCCGCCTACCAAGTCCGCTCTTGCCGAAACGCCGCCGGAGTACAGAACATTGGTGCCGCCGCACAGCACCTCTCTCGTGATGGTGTCCAGGGACTGGCCAGCCTGGTTGCCCAGGAGCTTGGTGGCCTGGACCATGGTGTTGTCGATAGATGTCAGCTGGAGCATATCCGAAATGGTCACATAGCCGCCATACTGGGCTACCGTCGCCTCCACCTTGGTCACAGTCAAGCTCTGTCCGTCGGGTGTCACGCCTTCCGTCAGAGCCGTGGTCAGTTTCGGCAGGGGACTGAATTTGCGGAATTCAATGGTCTTGCCGCCATTTTTCGGAATGGGATGCTTCTGGCCAAACTGGTCGTGGACCAGCTTGGGTGCAGCGTTATCGATGAGATAATCGCTGTAGTATGTTTTCATCTCCGGCGACAAAGTAGAAGTGCCGGTCGTCTGGGTGTTGGGTGCAGTTGCAGCTGCGTCAGCAAACAGCTGAATATCGTATGTATCGTTGTACATTGTCTTATCTCCTTTCGTCGTCGGAGCAAAGTCCATTTCGCTCCATCCGCCTGACGGCGAATCTCCGCTCCATTTCCTTGCTCCTCCTCTTCCCTGTCAAGGGTCAAGCCCTTGCCAGGGCCTTTTGGTTTGGTCTGGCTCACTTTGCTCTGCCATCTACGCGCTAGGTGCCGCCGCTGCGTGGCGGCCAAGCTCCGAATCGCCCGCCTGCGGGCGGGTGTCCTCTCCGAATTGCACCCGCTTACGCTGGGCTGCAATTCGGTTCTTACTTTGCTCGTCGTTCTCCCCACAAGGCTGCCGCCTTCCGGGGCCCTATTTTGTTTCAGCCCTCTTGCTTTGCCGGGGAATGCAAGGGGCTCTCCCCTTGCCCGATTGAAGGGGGTCCGGGGGGAAACCGTCCTCGCAAAGTCCGCTCCATTCCGCCCGGCTTGCCGCCGGGCATCCATTTCGCTTCCTTGCTCCTCCTCTCCCCGTCAAGGGTCAAGCCCTTGCCGGGGGCCCTTATGGCGTCTTTCTCTTTTACCCAAGGGCTTTTCTCTTTGCACGCGCAAAGAGAAAAGGGCTAACCTCGTCCTCACAAGGCTGCCGCCTTCCGGGAGCCTCATTGGGAAAATCAGAACCTAATCTGTTCCCCTCGTCCTACGCGCCTTGCAATCTCGGCCCGGTCGGCCCGGGTCAGATGCGAAACGTCACTTTTAATTACGGCGGCGCTCTGGGAGGATGTGCCATTTTCAGTCGGGCGGGATGCCTTGGCCTTTATCCGGGCCTCCATCTGCTGGCCTGCTGTCTGTGCAGCTGCCCGTGCAGCTTGCTCTTTGATTTCCTCCATGTGGATAAGCTCATAGGCTTTCTGCACCGGAAGTCCCGAGCGCAGCAGCCCCAAAAAGTCCCGGTTTTCCGACTCTTTTTTGAAGTCAAACGACGGGTACAGTGCCTTCACATCATCCGCCTGACGATACCACTGGTCCAGCTGCTGGTTCATGCGCTGCTGGCCCTCTTCTCGCTGGCGGATGCGTCTGAGCTCCTCGTTCTCCCGCTGGAGCTTCTGCAGGGCTTTGTACTGCTCCACCGTCATTCCCGCTTCTTCTGCGGCCTCCTGCCAATACTGGCTGTCATCCTCGATTGCCGCCTGGAGCTTGCCCAAATCGCCGTCTGTAATCTTGTATCGCTGCAGTAGCAGGTCCATGATTGGCTTTTGTGCGTTCAGGCTATTCTCCATGGTCTTCGCCTGCTTGAAGCGGCGGTTAAAATAGGCGTTGAATTTCTCTGTATATTGGTCCTTGTACTCACCTTCAATGAGTTCTTCAAACGCTTTCCGCTTGGCTTCCAAGGTGTCAGACGTAGTAGTCACGCCTGACTCTTTGGCGTTTTCCTCGCCAATGCTCCCGGCATCGGAGCTCGTGGTATCGGGCTGGGGAGCGTCCTCCTGCTTGCCGTATACCACATTGGATAATTCGCCCGATTTTGACCGTTTATTCCCGGCCTCTGGTGCTTTGCTTTCCATCGCCTGTGCCGCGCCTGCGCCGGCTGTAGCGCCGTCTGCGCCGGTGGCCGCGCCGTCTGCAAACAGCTGCAGGTCGATTGCAAGCAGATTTTTGTTGTGCATGTGTCCATGCTCCTTTCTTCAGGGCCTTTCCCCCAGGTCATACAGGGCCTTTCCCCCAGGTCTCGTCAGAGCAAGCTCCACATCCCTCGCCCCGCCGCAAGCGGCAGGTCTCGACCGTTTCGCTGCTCTTCCTCTGCCCACGAAACTGCCGTTTCGTGGGCCCCGGTAGTTTCGCAAAGTCCATAACGGACCATACGGCTTGCCGGGGTTCCCATCTGTACCGGTCTGCCGGTACGGTCCCACACTCTATCATTTTGCAGGACCCTCTTGTATCGCTTCACTGGACTATTGTAAGTTCTACACAGTCCGGATAGTTAGCTGCAATCTGCCCATAGCCAGTTACCGCCATCTCAAACGCTGCAAGCGCCGAATCCGTTTTTTTACAGCACACATGGACGTACCCTTTGGAGACAGTCGGCTTGATTACAGGGATGGCTTGTGCCTGCTCCAGCTGCTCCAGATAGCCCAGTAGTGCATAGGTAATCGCAGAGACGCCGGCGCACACAATGTCTTTTCCTATTTCATGAAACCCGGCGTGTCCCGTAAGCGTAAGCTCACACCCGGCGCAGCTTCTTTCATATCGAATCTCAATCATTCATCTTTGGCGTAGCATTTTTCGCCAGTTTTTCGCCATAGGCGGTCATGGTGCTGGTCATTGCATCTTTTTGGGCCTTTCCCAACCCGCTCTGGCCGGGCTTGCGTTCGGCGATTGTATCCGCCGTCTGAGCTTCTGCTCCGCCGCCCATCACGTCTTGTCCTGTTGCAGCATGGATAACTGCCGCCATTTCCATCATTTGCTTTTGCATTCTCGCCATCTCATTTTGCAGCGTCTGCCCCTTCTGCACCTGGTCTTTGACCTTCTGCAGTCCGTCAAAGTCCATCAGCTCCAAGGCCATCATGGTCTGCTGGGCCAGCTGGGGATTGAAAAAGCCCATTTGGTACAGCTCTTTTGCCAGCTCATTTTGGGCCATCTTGGAGTAGGGCGAGCGCTTTTGCGGCTTTATCACAATATCAAATACCGGTTTGCGGCTGGCCTCGATATACCCCGGCTCAAGCTCCTGCCCGGCATAGGCCGGCGGCAAGGGCTGGGGCCCAATGGACGCGTTGGAGAATTGAATGTACTGATTTTCCCCTGTGGGGCCCGTGATGCGGAAGGTCCTGTGCTCGTCGTAAAACTGCCGAATGAGCTCAATCGCCAAATAGCACTCCTGGGTGTAACAGCGGTAGGAGGCGCCAATCATGTCCCGGCTGGTTTTGCTGCCTGCTTCCTGCAGGGCCGCAATGGCCGCCGCCGCCGTGACGCCGCCGGAGGCGGACCCCTGGCTCACGTCCCGGTTGGAGGAGGTCTCCTTCAGCTCGTCAATTTTCATTTGCAGCACGTTTAGCACATTGCCGCCCACCTGCTGCACCTGAAGCGGCTGAATGTTCCCCAGGTCTCCCTCGTACTCCACCAGCGGGTCCGACCAGTCCAGAAACTGCTGCCTGTTGATGCCCGTGCTCTTTTTCACCAGATAGCGCACCTTGGCACTCATCATGGAGTTTTCCAAAATCACCTGGCTCATTTTGTCGATATACAGCTGGGGCGACTTCATAATCGCAATATAGCCAAAGCCTACGGGGGTGCCTTCTTCCGGAAACAGAACATCAAAACTGACCGGATATTTGCCGTGGTCGTAAAAGCCTCGCTCCCGGTATTCCGGCTCATTCTCGCTTGCATAGAGAATTTCCCCGGCGGCAAATTTACAGTAGTGCAGCACGGTCTTACCTTCCGGCGTACACTTTTTGTAGTACCAGTCCACCACCACGGTCTTGTCTGTTACATCCACCGTGTCGTCATAGACATACTGCTTCACATCAATCAGCTGCCCGCCGGTTTTGCCCCTCAGCTGCGGGTACTGCTGCTGCAAAAGGTCGTTGTCCTGCAGGTCCACCACAAAGAGATTGCGGCTGGCCTGTAAGTCTGTAATGCCCGGCTCCCAAAAGATATTCAGCATATCAATGAACCGGACGTCCACATCCCCCATGCCGTCTTCTAAGTCTTTGTTCCAAAACACACCTTTGGCGACTACGCCGTGCTTCAGCTTGTACCACGCGCTTTGGGAGTATGTCTTTTCGTATTCGTTTCTTTCAAATATTACCGGCAAGATGGCCGATAAGGTGGCAGCATCAGCCTCGTCTTGCTGCTCTCTTGGCAAGACGTTGGGCTCCGGGTAGTTATCCATAATGTCGGCGTGCTTGTTGGCAAGGGAGTTAAAAAGCCACGCAGAGGTGGGTTCCGGCCGAGCCTCTTTTCCCTGCATCTGGGCGCTGGCGCTGCCGCGGATAACGTCCCAGTGGCGCAGACGCCACCATCGCTCCTCCTCTACAATCCGGCTCTCTAAATTGCGCTTGCCGTCCTTGTACTTTTTCAGGGTGGCAATGGCCTTTTCAATGTCTTTTTTATCAATGGCAGGCTCAGCTCCGCTTTCTGGGCCGTCTGGCTGCGCCGCCCCCAGCGCAGCACCAGTCGGCTCTGTCGCCCCCGGCGCCGCACCGGCTGCGCTATCAGCGCTGCGGTCGCTTCTCTGGTCTATCTGCCCCGGCGCGTCTTTTGCGCCAATGCCCAGCCTCTGGGCCGCTAGGGCCAAATAGTCTCTTGGCGTCTTTCCTGCCCGGTTGGGCGTCAAATCAAGCCCATTTGGATACTTGCCGTCTACTGGTCTCATGTTTTCTCCTTTTAATACTTCCTGTAAAATGCATACCTATCTACTTCCGTCTTGTCGTCTGCTTCCAGCGGGTTATAGACTTCCGGCTTGCGGGACGCCACCTTGACCGGCTTCATGGGATTGGCCATGCAGAGGTAGCGCACCTCGTCGGCCACATGGTCCTCCTGCCTGGTGTCAATGTCCTCGGGCCTGTTTTCGTCGTACATCAGTAGCGGAATGGTCCGGATAAACGCCTTGCAGCACGAAAAAATATACATCATCGGCACGCCGTCGGGGTCAAACTGCAGCCGGTAGTGGACCTGCATCCAGCCCGGCAGCCGCTTGTGGTCCCCTTTCTCGAAGTAGACGCCGTGGCTTTCTGCCGTCTCGGCAATGGAAATGCCGTGACTTGCGTCCCAGATAGCCGGGTCCGCCACGCCCTGAATGTGCCTTCCTGCCAGCCATGGGTGCTCCGTTTCCGTCCTTTTTATCTGGGCAAATATCTCATCCGGCGACCACTTGAGTCCCACGTCTGCCTCCTGGGCCACGCAGCCGTAAAGCTCTAAAATTCTGTAGAGCCTGCCGTCGTAGTCTACCGCCCACCAGCCGCAGGAAAAGGGCTTGGAGTAGCCGAAGTCAAAGCTGCGCCAGATGGGCCACTGTCTGGGTGGGTCAAAGGGCGCAATCACATGGGTCCACAGTCTGTCGTCATAGTGACTGGGGTCGTTTCGAAACTCTTCAAAGACCTGTCCCTCGTATACATCCCAGCAGCCGTCCAGGTGGGCCTTGCGCTTATGCTCCGGCAGAGCCTTCAGCATGTCCACATACTCGGGATTTGCCTCCATGAGGACCTTGTTGTCGTAGACGCCTGCCTGGATGAACACATAGTCGTCTGGGTTTTCCGTGTCCTTAAAGTTGCGGTCAATAAAGATTCTCTTGATGTACTCATGGCCTACGCCGCCGGGATTCATGGTGTAGTAGACCCTGGGCTTAAAATCCGTGCGGGTGGTGCGCAGCGACGTGCAGATGAAGGTAATCCACTCCTCTGGGAACTGGGTTGCCTCTTCAAAAATGATAAAATCAAACTCCTGGCCCTGGTATTGCAGCAGGTCTCCATCGTTGTCGCAGTAGCCAAGGCACAGCCTGCTGCCGTTTGGGAAAAGGAATGCCCTCTCGTCTTGGTTGTATTTGGCATACCCATACAGCTCTTTTCGAAGCGGGATGATGTGGTTGTTTCGCAGCTCCGGCATGGTCCGGCGCAGAAGAAGCCCACAAAGGCCATCGTAGCGCATGCACAGCATCACCGCCTTGCGCCGCCCAGCCCAGCTCTTTCCGCCGCCCCGCGCCCCGCCATAGCCGATGTGTTTGGCCCTGGCGTTAAAAAAGGCAATCTGTTTGGGATTCGGCACCTCTTCACGCAGATGACGGAAGATTAAAGGTTCATTGGCTCCACTCATCGAGTACCCCTTCAAACTTCACCACCTGGGTTCCTGAAGTCTCCACACTTCCGTCAATGTCCAATGCCTGTGGGCTTTTCCCATACCACATCTCCGCAAACCACCGCTCAATATCCGCTTTGACCTTGACCGGTGTCTTTTCATCTTCACAGATGGCTCTGAGCCTGGCCGGTGCCTGCTTGGCATACTCCTTAAACTCCGGAGGAAGCGGCGCCCGCCCACGGGGATTTGCATTGTTGCCTTTGCCAAATCTCCCCTTTGCATCTCGATTGGCTCCGGTTTCATCCCGTTTAGCCGGTTGCAGTTTTTCTGTCACATACTCCCTCCCTGCGTCCACACGAAGTCTACTCTGCATATTTATAAAACCATCATAAGCGAAAAAATAGAGGCCACAGCGACAACTGTCGCCGTAGCCTCTATCTTTTTTTGTCTGTTCTTCCCAGTATGTAATCTACACTGACTTCGTAATAGTCGGCAATCATGCGCAGCGTGTCTGCCCGTGGTAGCCGCTCACCGCGTTCAAACTTTGCCAGAGTGCTTTTCTCTAAACCGATCAGCTCCGATGTGATGGCCATGGACTTAATCGGTCTTGTGTGGGTTTCTCTCAACTGCCGGAGCCTGCTGGCCAAACTATCCATGTTGCTTTTCTCTAGCTCGCAGTGCATCAGTGCCCCCTTCCCGGTCATTGGCCGCGGCCAGCAAACGCTCGATCTCCCTTGCCACTATGGCCGGATAAAAACCTTTGGCAAGCAGGCTTTCTCGCAGCTTATCTGCGTCAATCAGTCTTTGACCCATCTGCATTTGCCTCAAATCTCTCCACACAGATTCTGCCAACTACAGGCTTTAGCGGCATCTTTGCGCCCGTTACCTTTGCCACGGCCTGCAGTGCCTTCCCACCCAGCTCAAAGCTGTCGCAGACACATCTTCCGATGGTCTCGGCGCTCTTGGTCTGCACGACGACCTCTTCTCCTTCTTTTAGACTGATCCCCGCCGGCGCTTCAAATAAAAAGGCTTGCGCCCCATTGGTATGCTTGACAAATACAACCGTCATTTCCTATACTCCTCCGGCGGCAGCTTTCCCGTCATGTAGATGTAGCTTTTCAGCTTTCCATAAGTGCCGTAAGGCGGCCGGTACTGCTTCGTCAGCGCCACGATCTCCTCTAGCCCTAGCCCTGCCGGCCCGTCCTTTCTCCCCGGCTTTCTCTTTTTGAGCTGCTGCCTCTGCTGCCCATCTAAACTGCTGCAGTGGTCGCAATACCGCCGCCTCTTCCCCGCAATAGGCCCACCGCAGATGGGACACCGGCGCATTGGCATCTCTTCTTGTATTCTCTTTCGCCTGATTTTAGCCAGCTCCGCCTGCCGCCGACGGCTGCATTCGCCGCACAGGGTCTTTCTCTCCCTCTCATATGTAAAGATGGTGCCACATTGGACGCAGGCCTTTTGCTTTAGCTTCTCCAATTTTATTGCTCGCCTCCGTCCAGAAAAGACTGCCAGCAGCTCCCATCGTCTTCTTTATGCGGGCAGTCGTCATTCTCGCTAAAATCGAGAATCGGCCCGCCTTTGGCGCAGTCGCAGCACATTCCATGGACCGCTATCGCTTCACACTGGGTCATATGTTATCCTCCAAAGCAGTAGTAGGTGGTCGTTCCCAGCGTCTCATCATAATAACTGGCGTAGACCTCTCCCTGCACAACCGTTGACTGGTACAAAACATTCTCCGGCAGAACACTTCCGTTTTCTAATAGCCATCTGGCATTTTCTCTCGTTCTTTCATCCGGCTGGACTGTCTCCAGCCATCCGGAGATGGCCGGCGCATACTGGCCTGGCTGATAGATGACCGCTTGCAGCGTGTCCGGGAATAAATCCGACGCCACCCGATTCAGGACCACAGAGCCAACGTATAGTTGCTGCTCGTCCGGTATCCAGTTGCAGCCCATTTCGCAGGCGATAATCCGCGCCAATAAGTCCTCTTCACAGGTCCAATTTTGGCCGGCAGTCCCGGCGCTGTCTTGCACTGTGTGGACCTGCTCCTGCTTACTTTCCGCTGCTTCCTGCAAGCCCACCATCTCCCCCGATAGCAAGCCTGCCGTCTCTTCCGATGTCCCGGCCTCGTCAGAGATACACTCGTATTGCAGTGGCTGGGGACCAGCTTCCTCTCGCGCATTCATCCTGTCCAGAGGGAAAAGCGCCGCCTCTGCCGGTTCTTCCTGCTGAGTTTCCACCGGTATTATTGCCAGGAAGCTGCTAAAAACAAGGACTATCGCCAGCAAAAATCTCATGTTAGCTCCCCTCTATATAGCCGAAACCAGTCCTCCGCCCGCATCAGCACCATCCAAGGATAGTCGTTTTTCTTCCACGCCACGATCGGTAGCTCCCCTCGTCCGGCCTCGTGGGCATCGTGGGCCGCCTGCACCATGTAGTCCCACGGCCGCAGGGCCTCGGTCCTTTTGACCTCCATGTGGATGCCCGGCAGCCCCTCTACATCGCCGGCTGCGCCGGTGTTGCCCCTGTATTGGGCCGTCCGGGAGCAGGCATACCCCTGCTCCCGGCAGAATTTCGCCCACTCCCGTTCTCCCCGCTTGCCCTTTTCTCTGCTTGCTTTTCCCATCTGGTTTGCCTCCTAGAACGGTATCTCTGGATCGTCTTCCAGCATGGTGGGAAATTCGTCCTCCCCCGGCTCCGGGTCTCCAAGCAGATGGCCGCTGCCGGCAATGCGCTCTTTGTAGGTTTGACTGGCCTTGATCTTGTCCCGGACCCACTGGGGCAGCTTCTCTATGTCCTCCAGGGGGCTGTCGTCCAAGTCGAAGATGACAGTCTCCATGGTCTGTACCAGAGCCGGCATCCCCTTTGGCATTTTCATAACGCCTCCCACGTTGGCGTAGGTGGAACCACCTGACTCTCTGTGGATGATGCTCAAAAGGCACGGCACGCCCACCACACTGCGCAGGTCAAACTCCGCCAGCTCATCGTCTGTAAAGTCCCGCCCTCTCCAGGAGGCCAGGTCTTTGCGCAGTACGGCCTTTTCGTTGAGCGAGCAGGTGTAGGTCTGGCTGATGACTCTGCTTTTTTGCTCGCCATCAATTTCAATCTTCTCATTGGGAAGCTCCCACATGAGTAGTACCTTCTGGGAGCTGTTCTTGTATTTTTCGCTGTACTGCATTCCCAGGTCTACAAGGCCGTAGCAGATGGCCGGATGGGTTCCCGCTTCGATGGGGGCAATGGCGCTGCCGCCTCTACTTGATGCTTTCAGTGACATTTGTTTTTTCCTCCTCCAAAATTTCCAGCGGGCACCACAGGCCCACCAGTCTGTCGTCTACGATGTATTCGCCGGTCCGGCGGCACTGCTTTCTGGCGTACGTCTCCAGCATGGGGCACAGACCGCAGCATACGTTGCGGTCTGGAAATGCGAGCTTTACCGTGGCCACCGCGTAGGACTGTACGCCTCGTTCAAATCCCTTCATAGGCAAACTCCTCTGTGATGCCCACGGCGTCAAAAAGCTCTTCCACCGGCCAGTTGGTGTGCATCCAGTCCTCCAGACAGCTTTTGTCGCAGTGGAGCAGGTGCCGCCCATCCCGGCGGATGACATCTCCCTCGTATATCGGCTCACCGCAGGCGGCGCAAATGCCGATTTCTTTCCGGCCCGGTTCTGTTTCCCATCCAACCATCTTGACAATTCCCATCTCCTTCGGCTATAATGGCCTTGTTGTAATTTGCTTTTGCTGCCTATTGGTCTTGCATACCAATGGGCAGCTTTTCTTTTTCCCGCCGCGTTTGGCAATCCTCCCGCTGCCTCCAGGGCCGCAGGTCCGTCGCCGGTCTCATTGTGCTTGTCCTCCTTCCTCGCTCTGCCGCGCCAGCAGCCGCTGCACCGCGTCTTTTTCAAACTGGGTCAAGGTGTCGTCGTGGCGCTGCACCTTCTGGATGGGTTTTGCCGCCGCAGAAGCCTCGGCGTCTTTTCTGGCCCAGGCCCGTATGGTCGCCAAATGGCTCTTGTAGTGCTTTCCGGTGCTGGCTACGTACTCAGACAGTCTCTCCACGCGCGCCTGCCAGTCTGAAAACTCATTTTTCAGCTTGTCCAGCTCCATGTCTGACAAAAGCACATTGCCATATTGGCCATACTTGTGGCGGGTGGGAAAAGACGGCCCGCCCGTCTTTTTCTCTATACTCTCTTTTTCTTTTTCTTTGTCTTTGTCTTCTTCTTTGTCTTTGTCTTTGCCATTTTTGCCATATGGCAAATGGCATTTGCTATTTTTGCCATCGTTTTGCCATCGTTCTATGGCGCCCTTTTTACCGGCTTCCGAGCGAGATGCAACGGTTTTTTTGTATTGCTCGTTATCTCTGTCTATGTCCAGCCTCATACTGGGCCACACCAATGACTCCCTCCCCATGTTATCGGCTTGTTCTCCCGTCGCCTTGTAGCGAAGGCCAGCTCTCACCAATCGTCCGAACTCGGTATCATTGAGTCCCTCGTACTTCTCAAGACAGTCCACAAAGAGTTTGAGGTACATACTTGCCATGCACTCACCGCCTAACCATTCCAGGCCACTACCAATAGAATCAGTTGAACAATGGCTACAAGTCCCAGCAGGAAATTGCTCTGCTGCAAAAGCTGCACCCGCCGTCGCTCCAGTTTCAGGGCCTGTCCCATTTTTTGCTCCACGTCACTGCCTCCTTGCATCTTTCAACCCCTGTTTGTAGGCTTCATTGCAAAGGGCCAGCAGCTCGTCCTGGAGCTGGGACGCCGGCAGCGTCTTGCCCATAAGCCGCCCGACCTGCTGCAGTGACTGCTTGGTAATTGGATACTCCCCGATGCCTTGGCGGCCCATTTCGTAGCTGTAATTCACCGTTTCCAAAAATGCCATGTTCTGGGCCACAACCTCCGGTTTCCGGCCAAATAGCGTCTCCAGAAGCGCCCTGGCCTTTTCCAAATCAATGGGATACTGTAATGTGGCTTTCAAGATGCCTCACACCTTTCTTTTTGTTCTTTTTCCCGCTGCTGCCGGATTTTCCGCCCTTGCCTCATGAAGTCGGCAAACAGCCGCAGCACATCCTCTGGAATCGGCTCCTTAAATTGATAGGTCGTAAGGTCCTCACAGATAGAGCCGTCTGCCATAATGTTGGTAACTGTAACGCCTTCTTTCATTTCTATCACCTCGCTATACTGTATGCCTTTGGCAGCTTGACCAATGTCATCTGCCCTGCTGTAAACGGCCAACAGTCTCCATCATGTTTTCCAGCACCTCCGCCCGCTGGCAGTACTTGCTGTGCTCTTTTTCCATCCCTTTTCTGGCGATGGTCATCCGATAGTTGGCGCTGCACGCAAATACCCGGTCCATGGTCTCTTCATATAGCTCCCTCAGCACTTCCATTTCGCTCATACACGGCCTCCTTTCTTTTTCGTCCGTTCTATGTATTTAGCCATGCCCATAATCCTTTCCAAATCTTCATCTTTCTTTTGCTCGATTTGGTACTCAGCCTCGATACTGCAAAAACGTAACAATAACCGAAATGCAAATTCTGCCACAAAGAGGTCGTCCTGCATTTGGGCCAGCTCCTGTTTTTGCTCCAACGAGCGCTCATACATAAGTCTGTTTACTGTGATACATTCGCGGATTCTCGTAAGCATATCCGGACATTTTTTCAACGCTGTCTCTGCTTTTCGATAGGCGTCCCAATTCCCACTTGTCATCTGCACTCCGCTCCTTTTCTTTTTTCAGGTTGTGGTAAAATGGAGAGGTCCAGCCATGGACCGAAAGGTGGGATGCAAATGTTCAAACACTTTTGCACCTTTTGATTTTGAACCTCTCCATTTTTCCTTGAAAAAATTCTACTCTTCCAGTGGTAGAGTCCCATTTATCGGACATCTGATGTGTTACTATCGTTGTTTGTGCAGGCCACAACTTGGAGCAAAGAATGGAACAACGCTATTCCAAGTGATTGCATCCTGATACTTGGCACCAGTCGCGGCAAGATTAAAACACCAATTAGACTCCCTATCTGTCATGCCAGCTGGAAAGAAATGTTAAACCGCATAAAATAATTGTTCCTCCCACTAAAAGCCATGTTAAAATCTCGCGGGTTTCTGTCCAAGTCATTTTAGACCTCCCTAAAAGTCCCATTTAACGGACACTCAATGTGTTATCATAGCCTTACACCGAACCCTCCTCATAGAACCTGGTCCAGTCGAATCCAAGAACCGTCGCAATCGCCTTGGCTGTCTCTACCGTTGGCCGCGTCTTTCCCTTTTCAATGGTGCAGTAGGATGGTTGAGAAATTCCCACTGTCTGTGCAACATACTTTTGCCGGAAGCCCTTTTGTTTGCGCAGGGTAATAAGCCAGTCTCTCACTTAATTTTCCTCCTCATAGAACCTGGTCCAGTCGAATCCAAGAACCGCCGCAATGGCCTTGGCCACCGGAACGCCAAGTGGTTTTCCGCGAATGCCTGTTTCAATTCCGGCATAGTAGCTTTGGCTAATCTTGGCCGCATCTGCAACCTCTTGTTGACTCATTTTGTTTTTGCAGCGAATGTCAGATAACCACGCGCGCACACCGTTTCCCCCTCCGTTTAATTTCGTTCTGTGTTTATTTTATAATTTCATTTCGTGTTTGTCAATACTAAATGAAATTATTTTTTCATTTTTTCAATCACTCATTGCAATTATCAACAATATATGGTTTAGTTTAATTGCAAGGAGTGATTGATATGTTCCAAAACAAATTGAAGATGCTTCGGGAAGCAGCCGGATTCAAATCGCAGCAATCCTTTGCCAATGCATTTGGCGTTGCACAGTCTACCGTCGGAAATTGGGAAGCAGGCAAACGGGAGCCGGACTATGAAACCACAAAAAAACTGGCTGAATTTTTCAATGTACCTATCGACTTTTTGCTAGAAGATGACTATACGCCTGTGGTGATTGAACGCTCTGGGCAAACAGTTTGGGCTGATAAACCTATCTCTTTTTTAATGAGCCTATACCATGTCCCCGTCGACGTTTTGGCTGACATAGCTGGTACCGACCAGGAAACAGTCCGAAATTGGACATTCGGTTCAGCCGCTCCCAGTGACGAAGAGTACCGTCATATTGCAGACTTTTTTGAACTTGACTTAAACGAGCTCAAGAGCAATAGACTGCCACTATTTGCAAAAGAAGACATTCAGTTAAAAGTTTATGGAGCAACCGACCTCCGCTTTGCTGCATACGGAAAACGCAATGATTACAGTCCTGAAGAACTCGGCGCAATTCAGGCCTTTCTTCAGCAATCTTTGAAAGAATTGGAAGAAAAACAATCTGGGAAGTGATTTGATGACAGCATTAGATGGATTACTGCTTGCTGATGAAAAGGGGTATTTAGTGAAGAATTACAAATCCCCACTAAAATCGTTTTCTGTCGTCGCCGGTGCAACCTGCGCCATTGCAATCAATTTTTCTGCGCTGGAACCAGGCGAGGAATTAACTGCACTGTTTCACGAATTGGGGCATTGTGAAACACGGAGCTTTTATAATCAATTTTCACCATTTGATGTTCAGCAAAAGCACGAAAACCGTGCCGACAAATGGGCCATCCAAAAGCTCATTCCGAAGGACGAGCTGGATACGGCCGTGGAGCGCGGCTTGAAAGCCCCCTGGGAGCTGGCGGAGTATTTCGGCGTCACCGAGGACTTTGTGAAAAAAGCCGTCTGCTATTACGCAAACGGCAACCTGGCAATCGAGTATTACTGAATTGTAGAAAAAAGCCCCGGACCAAAGTCCGGGACCATACTACAGTCTTATAGGTTTAATTCCTGCTGCAGCGCCTGCTGCAGCACCATAGAAAAATTTAAGCCTTTCTTTTCCGCCATGGTGTTAAGCCAGGCCGGAATGGTCAGCGTCTTCTTGACTGCTTTATTGTTGAAAAACTTTCTGTACTCTATGGTGTCGCATCGAATCAGCGTCACAAATTCATTTCCGTCGGCCTGCACCATTTTTAAGTCCGACGCCTTTGGAATCTCTTTGCCCGCCTCCTCCATATCGTAGAGCACAAGACACAAAACATCCTCTGCCATTACAATTGCGTCTGCCAAACTCTCTGCCGATGTATAGCAGCTCTCAAAATCCGGAAAGTTTACCGTAAAGCTGCCATCGCGTTCCGGTGTAAAAACCGCCGGGTAGACATATTTCGCCATATTCAAATCTCCTTTCTCATACAGTTTCGCGCGGCTTATACAAGCCCTGCATCTCGTTTGATGGACTTTAGGGTTCCGATTGGCACCTCTTGCGTTTTATGCCGGCTCACTGGAAATGTCTTTCCTGTTTTTTCGCTATACCACAAGCTGTGATTGGCGCCCTCCCTCGTAACCAGGCAGCCCGCTTTCACAAGCTCCCGTTCCAGCTCGCTGTATTTCACCGGCCTCATCTCTCTTTCTGCTTTCAGGGTAGCACGTATTAACACGTGTGTCAAGTATCATTTTTTAGGAGCGAAGACAAAATGGCAAAAGAAATCCAATTTCTCTATGGCTATGTCCGGGTTTCCACCTATAACCAGCTGGAAAACTATTCCATCGAGGAGCAGACGGCCCGCCTAAAAGCCTACTGCGCCGCCAGAGGCTGGGTCCTGGCCGACATTTATGTGGACGGCGGCTTTTCCGGCGGGAACCTGAATCGGCCGGCCCTGCAAAAGATGCTGTCTGATATTCAGAAAAATACCGTTGACGCCGTGATTGTCTATAAACTGGATAGACTCTCCCGGTCCCAAAAAGATACCCTGACTTTGATAGAGGACCATTTGCTTGCCAACGGCTGCGACTTTGTTTCCATCAATGAAAACTTTGATACCTCTACCCCATTCGGCCGGGCCATGATTGGCATTCTCTCCGTCTTTGCACAGCTGGAAAAGGACCAGATTACAGAGCGCTTTACCATGGGCCGGATTGGCCGTGGCAAGGCCGGATATTTCCATGGCGGCGGCAATGCACCCACGGGGTATGACTATGTGGACGGGAAGCTGGTTGTCAATGCGTACGAGGCCATGCAGGTGCAGGAGGTCTATCGGCTCTTTCTCAGCGGCAAATCCATCAACGCCATCGAAAAAGAGCTGTCAGCCCGGTATACCACAAAATGGACGGCTGCCAAGGTGCGTAATGTCCTGAAAAATAACCTGTATACCGGAAAAGTGCATTTCCTTGGACAGGATTATGACGGAAATCATACCCCGATTGTCGAGCCGTCGGTGTACACCGCAGCAAACCGGCTGCTGTACAGCACCCAGCGAGAGAACGGGAAAACCAGCTCGCAAAAGACCCCATTTCGCGCCGGATACCTGCTGTCCGGCCTGGTGTACTGCGGCAAGTGCGGCGCACGGTATGCCGCAAATCATGGGTACTATAAATGCTATTCACGGGCTAAATCCAGTCAAAAATTCATTGTGGACCCCACCTGTAAGAATGAAAACTGGCTGATTGAGGATTTGGATGCGTTAGTCTGCCGTCAAGTGGATGTACTCAGTACCAACTCCCGGCTGCTGGATGGCGTCCTGGCGCAGGCGGAGGCAGAAAAACCGGTTAAAATTGATAAAGAAAAATTGAAAAATCGAATTTTGGCGATTGACAACCAGATAGCTAAGCTGATAGACTTGTACCAAATCAGTCAGATACCAATGGAAGAAATCGCAGACAGAGTGCGCAGTCTCTCGGCAGAAAAGAAAGCCCTTGCGGAAAAAGTAGAACAGCCCGACGAAGTACCGGCTAAAATTCTGTTTCTGTCGGCACTAAAAGACTATCAGGCCGGATATGATACCGGCGATACCGCACAAAAACGCCTGCTGCTGTCAAGCCTCATCCGTCGGGTTATCATAAACGAAAAGAATGTCAATATTGAATGGCGCCTGTGATGCAAAATCATATGGTCCATGCATATAGAATATATAATTTTGCAAATCATTCAATATAGACTTTTTTCAAAAAATCAAATCATGGAAAGGAACATTATTGTTATGAGAAGCAAATTACAGCAGGATTTGGGAAAGAATTTGAGAGCCATCCGCCTTGCAGCCGGCAAGACACTAGACGGATTTTCCGAAGAATTGTGCATCGCCCGCTCCACTTTGCAGGAGGTGGAATCCGGTCACAGCAATTCCCGCATGGATACCGTCCAGGTCATTGCGGACAAGCTGGACCTTTCACCGGTGGCCCTACTCTCCCCTACCGATGAGCCTCTAGCCCCTACTCTGTCCCTCTTCCGGCAGCTGGAGTCTTACCTGAAGCTGCCGCCGCAGGAGCAGGAGGAAGTGGACGCCGCCTTCCACAGAATTGTGCAGCTGCTCACAAAAACCCAAAACTAGGGCTTATGTCTCGTCCCCATATAGAGGCACAAAAAGCTGTAGGATTTCCTACAGCTTTTACTCCAGTCCCAGTAGCCAATTTATCGTCACGCCTAAAACATCTGCAATCAGCGGCAACTCAAAATCCGGAACCACTCTCTTGCCGGTCTCTATTCTGCTGACGGCCATCTGCCCCATCTGTAAACCGGTCAGTTGTAATTTGGCGGCAAGTTGCTCTTGAGACATTTTTGCTTTTATCCGTGCTTGTCGGATACGCGCCCCAGATAAATTGCATTTCCCATCCATGGTATACAGTCTCAACGGCCCTCTCACCTCTAGTTAATCATCTTTTTTATATTACTAGTTGACGATACCATAAAGAATATGTTAGATTTATAAAAAAGATGATTAAAAAGTAAAATATAATCAAGGGAGTATAATATGGACACACAATCTAATCGTATTCGAGTTCACACAGCAGGCAGCATAAAACGGGTATTGTCTCACCTTGCCGCACTTTTATGCGGCGCCGCCACCTTTGTCGTATCCTTTGGCATTGTAACAATCGCACTCCGCTTTCTGGGTTCCATTCCATTTCTCAGGAGTATTCTATTCTATCCATCTGATGCAGCATGGGCGCTCATCGTATTGCCGCCTAGTGCAGCCTGCTTTGCTGCGGTTTGGATTGCAGAAAAAATCAGCCGTTCAGTAAGGCCCATTTCCGCCGTAATTGCACTTTTTTGGCTTGTGAACATTGCTGCAATTTTCTTGATGCACAACTTCACCTGGCAAGAATTTCTGCAATCGATTGCAGGCATCATCTGCGCCGGTATCTTTCTCTTCCAAGAATAAGAAAATGAGCTATAAAGAGGGCCGGGGATGTTCCCCTGGCCCTCTTTAACAACTTATTCTTTTCTGTTCTAAAACGCAAAAAACGCCTTGCAGCGCAAGACGTCTTTAGGAACTCCTTCTACACATGGCAGATGAGCTATTATCAGTATAACCGGGGTTTCGAAATTTGTCAACCAAAATTTGGGAAATATTGGAATTTCAATTTGCCATTTTGTACTGCTCATAATGTTTTAGCTTCTTTTTTGAGGCATGCTCCCGGTCAAAGTAGAACGCTGTAATCAGTAACCCCAAAATAAAAAGCAGCAAGGGCCGGGGATGTTCCCCGGCCCTCTTTTTGTCACCCTGCCTGTTTCATCTTCCGCAAGGCCTCCTCCACGGCGGCCCTGTTGTAGCCAATGACCGTTTTGCCAACTCCCAGGTCTGTAAATAAATACTGCCTCTGCGCATCCGTCAGTCCCTTTACGCTGTAGACCTCCAGCATTTTCATCAGGCCCTCGCTGTTGTCGATGGTCTTTCCATTCGCATCTTTCAGGGAATGTGCAGTACTTGCCCTTGCCTGTGCCAGCATATAGTCTGCCGGGTCGATGCCGCACGCTTCGTGGGCAGCTTCCGCCTTTTCCCCCCAGCTCACATCGTTTCGCAGGACCATCTTCTCCACTGTCAAGACCGCCGCCTGCTTCCGTGCGTTTTCAAATACATCCCCAACCGCCTTTACTTTCTCTTCGTCGCTCATTTCCCTGTATGCTTCGCTCTGCGTAAGGCTGATAAGCTCCTTTTGCGCTTGTTGCCCCGCCTCTGTCGCATATAGCACATACTCATCGGAGGACAGATACAAAGTAGTACCCGCAAGGCTGATAGACTTCCCCATTCGGCTCGGCAGCACGCTGCCCTCTCCCGTCGCCTGGTACAGCCGCAGCAGCTCTTTTTCCACCGGGCTTTCTTCAATCTGCGACGTGTAGGCCGGATTGAGGAAATTGTTGACCGCCCGCTGAGAAACCGTCCCGCTGCTCTCATGGCGCCCCCAGGCGTCGATGTAGGGAATCTGCTGATACTCCCAGAGCGGAATTTTTCCGCTGATTTTCCCCAGGGTGTACTGCATATCGCTGGTCAAAAATCCGTTTTTCTCCGTGTAGGTCGTCTTCCGCTCAGTCTCCAGAGTCCGCTCCAACTGCCCTAAAAATGTTGGAAGCCCCTGGGTCAGATAACTGGTAGCCGCCCCGACCAAAACCGACGGCAGCACGCCCAGCCCTTCCGAATTGACCTGTCTTCCCACATCCAGCGCGTCGTTTAAGCTCTGTAGACAGCTCATCTCCAGCATCGGCTCTGCCACATTTCCCACTGCGTCCAGCACCTGAGAAAATGTCACTGTATCGCCCATCGTCTGGGCCTGCTCCCACAGATTGACGCCTACGAAAAGCGGCAGTGCCTCCGGCGCCAGCCAGTCCAACGTGATGCTCCGGCCGCCCGGCAGCTCTAGGGCATAGTCCTGGTGGCCCTGGAGCCTTGCCAGCTCCTTTTCCTTGTCATCGCCGGACCCGGTGCCCCGGATAAGTCCCTGGGCTGCCAGATAGACTCCCAGCGCCAATAGTCCCGTGCCCGTCAAACCCGCCGATACGTTGTCAATGCACTGGGCGCCCGTCAGCTTCCCCTTGCCCACCTGATAAAGGTCGTAGCTCAAGCTCTTGACAAGCCCCAGCGGGCTGTACTCCAGCCCCCGGGCTAAAATGTTGGCCGGCGTCTTGCGAAACGGCAAAATGCCCTCTGTCACAATGCCCAGGCCCTTGCTCACCAGATTTTTACTGCGCATCATGTCCCGGCCCAGACCGCTCATCGTCTGACTCAAAGCGTTGGTGTCCCGGTAGGTGGCCTTCTGGGCCTCCCGGATGGCATAATTCCGGGCCGCCGCCAGCACCTGGGCGTTACCCCTGCGGATTTCTGCCTCCGTAATCTTGTGGGCCGCGCAGAATTGGGCCATTGCATAGGCGTAGTGGGGCTTGGAAAACCAGACGTCTTCTACATCCAGTGCCCGACTGTTGGCCTTTCTGGCCGTCTCCAGGGCCTTCCCCGCCAACTTTGCACCCGGGATGTGCTTTGTGATTTTTCCCGGCTGGAAAATCACCCGGCCCTCTTCAATGTACTTGTTTGCGTTTTGAAAATCTGTGTACTTGCCGCTGCCCAGGGCCGCCTCTTCCACATTGGCATAGTCGGCCCATGCCGCCGCCAAAAGGCCTCTTCCCTTTGCCCCTAGGCCCACAAACGCTTTGCTCCTTGCCAGCCTGCCGCCGGAGACGGCGCCGACTGCTTTTTCAATGGCCGTGGCCGTCATGTTTTTCACTGCCACCACCGGCGCAAAGCCTGCGTTGCCCAAGATGTTGCGCACATGGGTCCTGGGATTGCCCAGCATGGACAGATACCGCCATGCGTTCCACTTGTCCATAAATCGCGACGGCATCTGCCTGCCAATGTCCCGGTAAATATCCTGCAATACCCGGTCCCTGGCCGCCTGGTCCTTGGCCTCCAGTAGCTTCTTTCCCAGCTCCTCGTTGATTTTCAGCTTCGGACTTTTCTTGTCGCCGTAGCGCTCGTTTAGCTCCTTCTGAAGCCCTTCCACACTCTGCACCACACCGTACAGCTGCCCCTCCGGTGACAGGCTTTTCAGAATCCGCGTCGCCTGTAAAGCCTGGGCGGCATTCCTCTGGTGGGCCACCATGTCTTGAAGAACGTCCATCGCCACCTCCAGGTTGCCGCTGTTTGCCGCGTTGTTGTACAGCGCCCAGCCCAGGGCCGTCAAGTCCTTGCTCACCTGGCCTGCTTTCATGGCCGACTTCCAGTCGTGGTATGCCTTGGCCCAGTTTTTCTCCGTAATGGTTCTTGTGGCCTTTTCAATGGCCGCCTGGTCTGTGACAGCTTCATAGGAAAAGGTCCCCTTGGCCACCAGTTCCTGGATGTCGGGGATGGCTTCCTCCGGCGTGGCCCTGGCCTCCAGAATCGTCCGGACTGTCTGAGACACCGCTTCCGCCCGGCTCGTCCGCTTAGGCACCTGGACCTGCCGGTAGGGGCTTTCGCCCGCCTCCATGGCGCCAAACCGCTCCAGAAGGCCCTCGTATACCCGGTCCACGGCGTTTCTGCGCTCCTGGATAAGCCGCTCGTTGCTCCAGCCCTCCCTGCGGGCCTGCTGCTCCAGCCGCTTTGTCTCCTCCCGCAGCCGCTCCACACTCTCCAGCTCTTGGCTGTAAAGCGCCGACTCCCCCAATCTGCCATCCGGTCTGCTGTCGTAGCCGTAATGCCGCAGCACACTTTCCGGCAGAATATCCGGAAAATTCCTACTTGCCAAATCCAACAGCTGTGCTATACTAATGGTGGAACCGGTAACGAGCAGCGGATTTCCCGTGAGCCCGGGTGCATTGAGCACAGCCGGTTCCATAGTGGGGCCGGTAAGCGTAGCGGAGTTCTCCGTAATCGCTGGCAGCAATGCAGCCGGCTTCGCGGAAGAACCGGTAACAGTTAGCGGATTTCCCGTGGGACTGGGTGCATTGAGCACAGCCGGTTCTTTTTTTGCGTTCAGGGAGTAGAGTAAATCCATTGACATAATCACATTGTCATATTGGTTTACAACAAACTCTACAATATAAATGCCCTTATTTCCCCTTGCCGCACTTAATAACACGTAACTTTCTGCTGCATTCTCCTGTTTTGGTGTCAGTTCATTTATGAGTATGGCATTTTGCAGCAGCTCTCCTGCTTGCAGCGTAACGGCTGCATTTTGCTGTAGTCTTCGGTCAAGGCCATGCTTTAATGCGTTCCCAGATAGCACCACATCCCTGCCAATATCCTCAACATACACCGACACCCCGCCGCTGGCATTGGTTGACCCAATCTCCGTGGCGTTTTCGATTGCCTTTTGCACAATAGCCTTGCGCGTTTTGCTGTCCGCCGTATACGCCACACTGTCGTCAATCTCAGTCAGGTGCATATCCGGTCTGTCTATCATGGAATCATAATCCGTCAGCCTGTTGGTATCCAGCTCCCGCAGCCGCTCCACACTCTCCAGCTCCTGACTGAAACTTCCATTGACTTTCTCACTGTCAAATGCTATACTACGGATGACCCCAAATTGGGTTCCCTCTAACGGCACATTTAGGTTGCCGCAGACTTGGAACCATTTGCGGGTCATTTTTTTGTTTTCATTGAGATATAGCACACTTCCGTCCGTGATTTGCTTTGCAAAATCACTTCTCACGTGGATGGTCCGAATATTGCTGATGATATTACGTCCAGTTCTGTCAAGGTGCATCACAGCTCCCACAACAACTGGGGTTCCATTATAGAACAAATTGCCATACACGTTCACCGTGTTTTTGATTGTACCATTTGGCCCTCTGTACTCTGTAATTACGATTGGGTCGTTCAGCAGGTCTGGAATCCCTTTCAGAATTTCTGGTGTCAAATGGTCGCCGTGGGCTTTCAGGGCCGTTTTAATCTTGCCCACATCAAAGTACATACCCGATGCAGGCAATCCCACTCGGTTTATTGCGCTGCCCTCCCGCACCATGCCAACCTTGACCCGGCTGCCGTCAGCCAGTTCTGTCCATCGGTCCATCTGCCGGGCAAAATATTTATCTTGCGTAAATCCTGATTCTATAGGGCCTAGCTCTCGACTCATCTGGCTGCCAGTTTCCAAAGGCGGCCCTCTGGTGTCACCGCCCTTACTCCTGGTATTCTCCGCTGCTTCTTTCGTCTTTGTCAGTAGCTCCTGGGACAGCTCCTGGACTGCCGTGTCAGAGAAAATGTTCATATCGCCTAAACTGTCGCAGATAATCTCTTTCCAGATTTCCTCTGGCCCCATGCCAGTACCATTGTAGGCTTCCATATAGAGCTGCGCCGCCATCTCCGAGTCATAGTGCTCCGCGATACGTTTCCGCACCGCATCTATATCTACCTCACCCTTTGCAATCATGTCATGGCCGGCCTCGTGGCGCATGAGCTGGTCCGTCGTGTACCGGGGATGGTCTGCACGAATGAAAACACGGTCTCCGCTGATATAGCCTCGCGCACTGGCCCAGCTTCCATCCTTCTGCCGGATTTGCAGATTATCGCCTACAAAGAGCGTCAGCCGCAGCCCTCTCTTTTGGGCCAGTGCCTTTGCCACTTTGGTGAATTCAGTTTCACCGCCTGTCACCAGGCGAATGCTCGTTTTTGTAGAGCCGCCTCCAATTCCCAGGCTCGATGGGCTTACTTTTTCTCCATAAGTGAGCGAAGCTGCTCCACCATCTGCCGGTCTGCCTTGGACTGTCCGGCTCGAATCTTGTCCTGCTCCTTTTTCCACTGGGGATACTTGTCCGCCGGAATCCGTACCTCCAGCCCGTTGGCCGCCGTCGCGTAAATAAACTTTTTCAGTGGCATTTTTATCTGTCCCCTTCCGATTCTTAGTGGTAGTGTAGTTGTTTTTCTCCGTCTGTGCAATAGCCGCATCCTGCTGGCCCGCTGCATATGCCACCTGGCGCAGGCCCTCTGTCAGCTTGGCCGCATACCCGCCTTTCACGTCCGAAAGGCTTTGGCCCGTCAGCCCCGCCTGGTAGGCCTGTGCAAAGCCGCCGAAAAGCGTCTCATCGTCATACTGCCGCCCAACCTCTGTCTCCCGGACAGACTGGTACATCTTCTGCCCGTTCTCTCCCAGCGTTTTTATGGCGTCGTTGGCGGCATTTTGCGGCCCGTTTTGATTTTGCCGTATGTTTTCCTGTCCAGGAGAATAAACGGGCATCTGTGGGCCTCCAGGAGACTGCTGAGTGTGTTGTGGGGTTCCTGCCGTCTGCTGGTTAGCGGTTTGGCCCACTGCTGGCACTAAATCGGCTTCTGTGTTGACATTTTCATCTCCTTGGAGCATACTATTTGTAAGGGAGCCTTCCGGCTTCCCTAGCGGTGTATCGCTGCGGAGCGGCCCACCAGCGCCCTGGCTGGTGGTCTCCGATTGGAATAGCGATGCGCCGCTTTCGTTTGTCGTCAGGACCTCATGCAGCTTGTATCGCTGTGTGCGGTCCTTTATGACGAGCGCACCGACATAAACCGTCTCATCACCCACTTGTACAGGAGCCGAAATAATATAGGAATCATAGCCATGCCCTGCATACGGCCCATTGTGTGCAATCAGCTGTCCTTGTTCCAGTACTTCCGGCAGGGCCGCAAATGTCGCCGCTTTCAGCTTCCCATATCCATGGGCCAGACTGTCCCGCGCACCGGCGGTATTTAGCTCGATTTCGCCCAGGTCTTTTCTCGTAACTTTGTTTCCAATGCTGTTGAAAAACTCTACCACTTTTTGTCGCAAGGGCCTGGTGTCTGTTTTGGAACGCTGAAACTCACTGCCCGTCAATCTTTTGACTGGCTCCATTCCTTCCAAAGATGGAAGGGTCTTTCGCATGGTATCTAAAATTGTTCCATGGCGCTCTTGCTTCTGATATGGCTGAACACTGCCCGCCGTCTCTGTTGTAGAGGCGGCGTTTTCTGTATCTGTACCACTAGGGAATACAATACCCGTATTTACGCCAGCCGCCTGCTCCTGCTGTAGTCTTTGACTGTATACCTCCCACCCCTTGAGTACCTGGGCTGTGTAATCGTCCAGAATTTCTTGCGTCACCTGTTGTGCCGGGCCTACCATTGGCCGCAGGTCCTCCGGCAACTTCTGCGCCAACTGCTGCATTTCACGCAAACCGGAAGAAAGGTCTCTGCTCTGCTGTGCTGTGGTGTAAATACCCGCTGCTGCCGATACGCCACCCATGAGCATACCGACGATGGCGCCATCCATACCGCCCTGCATCATCTGGCCCCAGTCGAAAATACCACCGCTTCCGGTTAATGGTTTGTCCCGCTGTGTCGTCAGCTTGTCCACAATGCCCTCTAATGGCACGTTGATGACTTCTTCTAGACCTTCTTCGACGCCAGAAGCAAGGTAGTTAAAAATTCCTTTTGCAATCGATTGGCTTACATCTGCACTGACCCCTTCAAAGAGCGCTTTGTAGCTGGGCATATCAGAAAAGCCAAATAGCCCTTCTGTAAAATACTCCATAAAACCGGTGCCCAGGGCGTTGACATAGCTGGCTGCCGAGCCGTTTCCTTCCAGGATGTTCTGTGACAGTTTATTTCCTGCCGACGATGCACCGATGAGATATGTACCCAGATTGCCTTTCAAGGCAGACGCCGCCGCTTTTTTCAGGCCCTCGCCAGAGAGCAGATTCCCCAAAAGGCCTCCCGCTTCCGCAGCTGCCGAGCCAGCAGAAAAGGCAATACCCGGCAACTGCTGCCCAATGGTGTAAGCCCACTTTCCTGCTGTATTCTGATACTCCTGGCTTACACCGGAGCCAAAGGATTCAGCAAACGCCTGCTGCTGACGCTGGTTTTTTGTCGCCGCCAGATAAGCGTCCACAGACGCCACCGATACACCTGTCTGCGCCGAAATCCAATTTGCGATGTCCCGCCTGCCTTTTCTAGACAACTCGTAGTCTTGCAGCATTTTTCTGCCTATGGGATTTTCTGCCAGCCATTGGTCTAATATTGGCAGCTCATTTGCCGTCTGACCTTTTGTTCCCATGTTGGTAGCTCCAACTTCCAATCCTGCGCCAATACTGTTTACAGTAGATTCCGCACCCAGCGCCACCTGCCCCATGGTATAAAGCGCAGTGTCTGCAATATTGGCGCCTTTTCCACCACGATACGCCTTGTCCAACATCTGAAAATATTTCTGCGCCGTAGCCGCCTCTTCTTTGGTGCCTGTCTTGATTTTCGTTTGAAGCGCCTTTTGCAGTTGGTCGATTTGGTCTAAATCTTGTTTGCTGAGACTGCCGCTAATTGTTTGGGCTGTGATAAGATAGGTTTGCGCCGCTGTGGCAAAATCCGAAAATTCTCCAGTTTCCAGCGCTTTTTGGCTCAAAGCCGTTCGGTCCTCCTCCATGCGCTGTGCCTGTTGCTGCTCGTCCTGCAAGGCCTGCTGATATATTGCTTGACGGCCTTCCCACTCTTCTACCGTTTCGCTTGGCTGGTCCCTCTCTTTTTTTCTGTTTTCCCTCTGCAGAGTCTTGTCCTTCAAAATGCGCAAGTCTTTTTCTAAAGGAGTCTCATCAGCCAAGTCCATCAGCGTCGACTCCAACTGTGTAGGAGCCAGCGTCGGCATGGAATAAGTCATTGCGGCAATCTGTGCATCGGCCGGAGCTAACTGCGCTCTAAAAGCCTTCGTCGGACTGGTGGTTTTCCCACCTTCTATCGACCGTGCCGCCTCCTGTGCCATGTTGGCGCCAAAGCGCACCGCGTCATAGGCCGAGAAGCCCTTTGCCTCCTTAGCCCTTACAATCGAGTCTTCTGGGTCAATGGTGGGAACCTCTCGGCGGTATTCCGCCAGCATCTGGTCCCTTTGATTGCGGTTATGTGAAAGCGACGGGCCGAATCCATTTTGTAAAAATTGTTCCCGGGCCGATGCCAGGCCGTTAGCAGCACGGGCAGAATGCAGACCGCCCTGTCTGTTTGTCTGCGCCGTTTGCACCTGCCCTGTCTTTGCGCCGCCTTGCCCTTGCTGCAAAAACCTGCTGCGGGCCTTTTCCAAACCTGTATCCATCTGATTGCCCCTTTACATTGTCAGTGCGCGGTACAGCGCGTTTGCCTCTCTCTTGGTGATTTTCTTTTCCTTGAGTGCCGTCTGAATGGACTTATCTATAACGTCCGTATTCAGGCCCCCATTGTGGGCGTGGAGCAAAAGCTCTCTGGAGTAGTCGCTCCACTGGGGGGCGAGCATAAACTGCTTAAAATCTCCGTAGTTGTTCATAATGAATTCAAAATCGTCCCGGCTGAATCCAAACTCTTTGTAGTGCTGGCGCATATACGCCTCCGGGTCATCACTGTCATACATACTGTTCAGAAGCTCTTCCATCTCGCCGGGGCCGTCATCTGACCCAGCCGGGCCGCTGGACGTATTCCCGCCTCCGTAGCCGCCGCCTGTCCCGGTTTTCCCCATGGCAAAGGCCGTCTCATATTGGTTCAGCTCCGCCTGAGACAGGCCAGACGCTTCCACAAGCTCCTTCGGTAGCTGCGCCGCTTTGCCGCCTGCCTGTAAATAAGATAGAGCCCGGTCCCGAGCATCAGCCTGCTTCTGGTCCTCTCTGTTCTTCTGGTCCTGCTCCTGGTTGTAGTCAAACTCCTTGCCGGTCCAATACTGGTTTGCATTGTATGTTCTGTCCGTGTTGTACTGGTCAAGCTCATCCTGGAACTCACCGCGTTTGTCACTGCGCAGGCCCCGCATCAGCTCCACATCCTGGAGCATCTTGTTGCCCTCGTCCATGTACATCTGGTAGGCCAGCTGCTTTAATTCCGGGATTTTGTCTGCCAGCGCCGCCATATAGCCGTCATAGGTCTGCTGGCTGGCCGTGTTGGCGTAGGAGCTGGCAAGCCCGCCCGTTCTGGCGCTGACCTGGGCCAAGGTGTCCTCCATGGCCTGCTTGCCCTGGCGGGTGTAGCTGTCTTTGTACTGCTGGTAGGTTGCATCCTGCTCCGGGTCGTAGGAAAAAGCCTCCCGATTCAGATACTTCTGCGCTAAGGCTTGGATGTCATCGTCATACGGGTCTTCCCACTGGGGCGCCGCCTTGTATTGAAAGCCGCTTTTGGGGCCGGTAGGCAGAAACTGGCTGCCGTCCTTGCCGCCAGTGTAGCCATGGCCTGCGCGCATCTGGTTTACACTGGCGTTGGCGCTGGCCCAGTCGGTTTCCCCGTTTTGCGCTGCGGTCCGAATTTTGGCTGCCTCGCGCAGCTCGTCGTCTGTAAAATACTTCTGGTCGTAGACAGAGCCGCCCAAACTTGCCCGGTCTGTCTGTACCTTGTCGTCATAAATCTGTATTGCCATCGTTTTTCTCTAAACTCCTTTCCTGCGCCAGCTGCCGTCTGTAGAGCTGCGACAAAATAAAATTGGTCTGCTCCTTGCAGTATGCCAGATATTCTGCAATGGCTTGTAAATCCCGCTTTGTCTCGCCGGTCATGACCGGCGGCGCCTTTTCCAAATAGCTTGCCATGTTATACCTCGCTTCCCGCCGAAAACTCCTGGGCCATGGTCCGAAGGGTCACCGGCCCAAAGCCGCTGATGCGCAGAAAGAACCGGTCTGCTCTTCCCAGCCGCAGGGGAATGGTCAGGCTCTTTTTCTGGGTCGCCCGCTGGGTCCAAACCTGCCTCCAAAGCCCGCCGTCCTGCTTCACTTCAATCTGGAAATGACTTCCCGCTTCCATGTCCAGCCGCAGAAGGAGCTTTGTGTAGCCCTGTTTCATCAAATCCGACTGAATAAACGGCACAAATTCTGCCATCCAGCCAATGTGCTCGCCGGCTTCCTCTGCCAGCTTGTAAATGGTGCCTTCCGTCAGCATGTAAAGGCTTCCGTCCACATTGGAAAAGGCCTGCACCGGGATTTCATCCTCCTTCATCCACAGCCCCGTCTGTAAATCGTAGACCAAAAGCAAATTCTTGCCTTTTTCGTCCTGCGCATCCAGGTAATACCGCCTGCCGTCGCTGCCGCCGACGGCCTTTTTCATGGGCTTTGTCCCCAGGTCCTGGGAAATGCAGCTCGGCGTGTTGCCGCCAAAGGCATATACGCCCGTCACACCCTTGTAGTACAGCACGTCATTGATGTTCACAAGGCTCCGGCTGCTTGCTTTTTGCACCCCCGGTACCTGTTGGGAAACCATGTAGTATTCACTGGGATAGCTGCCCATAATTTTGTGCAGGCTGTTTTCTTTCCAGCAAATCACACCGCCGTAGCTGCAAATGCCGGTAAAATCCCCTTCACTTGCCACCGCCACCTGATAGCTGTCTGTGTCCCGGCCGGAAAAGTTGTAAAAGTTGGCCGGGTCTCCCAAGGCGCTTGCGTAGATGCACCGGGAGGTGTAGTGTTTATATTCCCCCGCCTGCGCGTCGTAGACCTCGTTGTCCTGCCGGTTGCTGACGCCCCACAACCGGTTACCAGACTCGCATACATAGTCCAAATCCGGAAAGTCTCGACAGATGGTAACGGCATGGTCTGCCTGGGCGTAGCTGGTCATGTTCAGGTGACTATAAAGTGACGCATAATTCTCTGTATGCGTAATTTTGTAGCTTTCTACCGTCTGTTTTGTCTCCGAGTCCCAGATATAGACCGTATCTCTGGCCCCTGTCTTCAAATAGGCCACATAGCCTATCTGTAAGGGCTGACTGGGACGAAAGTTGTAATAACTCTCGCCAACTGCAATCTGGTAATTTCCGTCGCTTTGGGCCGCCGGTGGATTTTTCACCTGGCAGACATATTCCGGCGCCGTGAAAATGTCTGTCACAAATCGCAAGGTGTTCGTCTCGTCGTCAAGGCCTGTCACAACCCGGCGGTCCACATCGCAAAAACCATACAGTGACCCTGACACTGTCAGCACGTCGCCTGCCTTGAACACCTCCGACAATGCCGGCCCTTCCGTGCCTGCCTTGTAGACGTCAAAGCGAAACCATACACTGGAGGTCTCCCCGACGTATGCACTGTCTCCTTCGTTGCGTCCTTCCACACTCGTTAGGACAAAATAATACCCCTCCTGGTTGTACTGGCTCCTGTCTGGCGGCGTATTCTTGGAATTGCTGGTCACATATCCAAAGCTGTTGTTGCTTCTCGACGGTATCACGATGTAGTCCCTGTAGGACGAGAACAGGTCTACCGTTGTATCTCCAGGTCCGTTTCCCAATATGGCGCCCAGCTGCTCCAGCTTTTCCAGCTCCTCCATGTTCCAGGCGCCGTCTATATAGCAGGCGCTGACGGCATCCTTGTCCTTGCCGTAGACGTACATATAGAAGTTGCTCACTAAAGCGTTGCCGCCATATCCGTTTAGCTTTTCATTTCTTTGCAGTGCCGGATACAGTGCCAACTTCAGCGAGTCTGCGGTGAAGATGGCGCTGCCCGCCACTTGCTTGGTCGTCACCTTGGCGTCCAGCCGCCCAAAGCGGCCGTTGGTGAGGTCCAGATACCGCTTGTCTGGAAAGACGCACAGCTTGGAGCCCACCACACAAAACTGCTTTTCTCCCGGTGATACGTTGTCCACCGGCTGGCCGTCATAGTATAAAATGCCGTCGTCCACCACCACCAGTTTCCCGTCCCAGCTGAATAGGTCCTCCGGCTGTGAGTAGTCTGTAATGGGCTTGCGCCCCTGCCGCTGGGTCAGGTTGGGATACTGCCGGGACGATAGGCCCAAGCTGTCGCGCAGCTGGCCGGGCCTGGTGTTTTCGCTCAGGTTCAGCCCCAGAAATGGGGAGCTTTGCTGGCGCACCTTTTTTCTTGTATAGGGAAGTTTCGGCAGCATCAGGGCAGCCTCCAATCTCCGTGCCGTTTGGGCCGGTTCTGGCGGATATAGTAGGCCTTCGCCCTGTCAACCGCACTGTTTGCCACCGCCATGTCGTTGGCATATAGGGCCGTCTCCTGGTTGGCATTGTCAATCATGGCTGCCAAATACAGCTCATATGCCTCGTCGTAGGGATACGGCAGCAGCAGCTGTCTGTCCTCCGGAAAGCAGTTTTCCGGCGCCGGGACGTCCATCATTTCGGCAAATTCCCCTTCCAGGGCAAAGAGCCATTGCGCCTTTTGCGCCTGGGGAATGTCGTTGGGCCGCAGCTCATCAGCCTGCCCAATCGCCTGTAATAGTTTCATCTTTCCTCGCAAACTCCTTTCCGTTTTGCTGTCCTATCGTCCAGCATCCACTCCTCATCGGAAGAAACTCCATATCCGCTCCCTCCGCCTTGCGGGGCCCTATTTTGTTTCAGCCCTCTTGCTTTGCCGGGGGATGCAAGGGGCTCTCCCCTTGCCCGATTGAAGGGGGTCCGGGGGGAA